GCCCCACCTCCACCTCGGTCAACGGAGCCATAACCTATACTGGTGTGAGAGTCGTGACCCCGTGTCCTAAACGGGAGGTTCCCATGAATTTGAAGTCCGCTATCATTCGCCTTGCGAGTGTGTTTATTACTTCTGCAGTACCTGTGATTGGTGTCGGTTCCGTCTTTGGCGTGTCACCTTTGATTTCTGCGGCTCAGGCTGGCGCTTTGTCAGTCCTGCGTGTTGTCAGTGCTTTGGCTGTTGCCTACAAGAAGGACGGCAAGTTAGATGCGACTGAGTACGAGGCGGCGTTTGACGTCGCCGACCAGCAATAAGACTCGGTTAGTTCTTTCGCTCATTTTTGCTGGCACCTTGTTCGGTGTCACGTCGGTCAACGCCCAAGATGGCATTGATTACGGCGTCAACGTCGCAGTGTATGACAACTATGGCTACAACGGCGCGCCTCCACTCCCCGGCGCAGACCGTTTAGTCGGGGAAACCATCCAGTCAAACATTGAGCATTCCTTTGATGAAGAGCCGTTGTTCAATATTTACGAGGACTTTGCTGTCCGTTACACGGGTTTCTTAACGGCACCGACAACAGGGAATGTTGAGTTCATGGTTCAAGCCGACGACGGAACGATGCTGTTCCTGAACGACGAACTGGTGACAGACGATTGGTACGACAAAGGAGGTGGAGGCACTGTCAGCGCCCCTGTCTACATGGTCGCTGGACAACCAGTCCCGTTCACGCTTTGGTTCTATGAGAACGGAGGTGGCGCGTGGATTCAGTTTTGGTGGATGCACGACTACCAGTGGGAGATTGTCCCTGCGTCGGCGTTCAGCCTGACAGCAACGCAAGCGCCCATAGCAACGACAACCACAACGTCCACGACCACTTCCACAACGACCTCAACGACCACCACTTCGTCAACCACGACGTCAACGTCCACGACCACTTCAACGACCTCAACGACGGTTGCCCCAACCACGACATCGTCTACCACCACTTCCGTGATAGCGACAACCACAACAGAACAGCCGACAACAACGACATCCCTGCCAGCCACAACAAATGCGCCATCTACAACCTCCAGTTCTGTACAAGTACCTGTACAAGTTACAACAACGTCTGTGACGGAAACCACAACCCCAGAGACAACTGTTCCTGTGATTGAACCAGAACCTGAGCCGTTGACCGATGAGCAGTTTCAAGAGTTGGTTGACGTCATTCAGTCTCCTGATGCAACTCCCGAACAACTGCAGGAAGCCATCGCAACAATTCTGGACACACCAATAACCGAGGAGCAGGCGTTTGAGTTGGCGACCAGCCCTGCTGTTCTTGAAAACTTGACCGAAGACCAAGCCACCGAAGTGTTTGATGCGGTTGTTATTGATGAGTTGACGGACGCTGAAGCAACAGCGCTGGTTAACGCAGTGCAGGTGCAAGACGACCCTGTTCGCGAGGCTTTTGAGCAGGAAATCAACGTGTTCGGTGGTAAAGCCGACACCTATGTCCCTCTCGGTTCAAACATTCCCGTTTCGCAACGACGCGCGTTGATTGCCATTGTCACGGTTTCCTCAATGGCGCCGTCCTTCACCACTAACAAAAGAAAGTAACCACCATGCATAGATACGCAGGCGCAGTCACCTCATTGCTTCTTTGGGCATCAGGAACAGGTCTAGTCCTCATCACCCTTTCGGGAGAAACTTTGAGGAAGGCGCTGTTCATCAGCGTTGCCACATTATTTGTAAACCTGTTAGCGATTGGTTTTAACGTTGGAGTGGACGACGAATGACCTAGAGTGGGGTGACGAACAAGCCTGAATACACTAAGGTTTGGTTCACCACACGTAAGAGGTTCAAATGTCCTATCCAGTTAAACCAGTCGTACTGCCTGCTGACCTTAAAGGCGTCACCAACGGCAAACTTCCTGCGAACCTTCTGGCTCCAATCAAACCGAACGGACAACTGCATATTCTTGCGGCACGCGCTTGGAAAGCAATGCGTCACGACGCCAAAGTTGCTGGCATTCTCCTCGGACACGTTGGCGCGTACCGTCCCTACGACCAGCAACTGAGCCTGTTCAACCAGCGCTATGTCAAAGGCGACTCGGGCGACCCACGGAAAATCACACGCACCTTCAAGGGCGAAACGTGGATGTTGAAAAAGGGAATGGCTCCTGCTGGAAGCCCCGGTACCTCAAACCACGGTTGGGGACTTGCTATTGACGCCGCGGTCATTGTGAACGACAAAACAATCGCTATCACCTCCGACCCAGACGGCAAGGGTGGATTCAAGTCAGGTCTTGAGTGGTTGATGGCAAACGCACTTAAGTACGGTTTCTCTTGGGAAATCAAAGAAGGCGCACAGGCTGAGGCTTGGCACATTCGCTACTTCACAGGCGACAAAATCCCTCAAGCAGTCCTTGACTACGAAACAGCAAAAGCGCAACCAAAGCCATGACCGATTCGGGTGTCATCTCTCTTGTAGTTGCCTGCATCTCTGCTTTTGGCGCGATTGGCGCTTCTGTTTCTGGAGTTCTAGCGACGAAAGCGCGCAGAGAACACCGAGATTTCCGTGAGGAAAACACATCGCAACATGGCACAACCCTTGCCCTCATTAAGGACATTGAGTTGAACACGCGCGAAACAAAACAGGACGTGCGCGAGATTGGGTTAGACGTAACCAAACTCCGTAATGACTTTGAGGGGCATCAACTCCTCGGAGCATCGGCTCACGAGTCGCGTCCGCGAAAGGAAACCACCAGTGGCACAAACCCGAAAGCCAAAGCCGTCAAAACCGACGACACCGAAGTTAAGCGCCCTCGCCGACGCTCTGCTTGAAGCACCAATAGTCCAGTCGGGCTGTGCAATTGAGAGATTTCGTCGTCAGATGGACGATGCAACTCGCGACCTTCTGGACGCGCGAATTGCAGACATCAGAGCACAACGAAGCATGGTGGCAGTGACTTCCTCTGGTGGGTTGTCATCTTCGTGGCTTGCTCGCGTCCTTTCAGACAATGGTTTTCAGGTGTCCCCATTAACGGTGCAAAAGCACATCAACGAAAGGTGTCGCTGTGGCTATTGATGACGCACTTGCGCAAGGCAACATTGGCAACGCTCGCGAGCGTCTAGGCAAGTTGGTAGAACTCTTAGAGAGGTCAGGCATCAACCCCGACGAAATTGGTCGTGTTGAAAAGATAAACGTCTGGCAAGGGTTCCTTAAAGACAATGAAGGCAACCCTCAACTGGTGGACATGGCTGGCGTTGTGCTGTCTCCTGAGTGGGCAGACGAACCGTCGTACCCTGTTGTTCAGCAAGCCGCGCCGACCATTATCAAGCCAATCAAGTCAACAGCAAACACCACCAACCTTGAAACCGTGGTAATTCTCCCCGACCCTCAAATCGGTTATATGCGTTTGCCTGACGGCGATTTAATTGCCTGCCACGACGAGGACGCGATGGATGTGTCACTTCAAATCCTGCGTCACGCCAAAGCAGACTCAATTATCAACTTGGGCGACTTCCTTGACCTGCCAGAATGGTCTAGCAAGTTTCTTGTCCTGCCTGAGTTTGTTTTGACAACTCAACCTGCAATTGACAAAGCACATCGGTTCCTTGCCGAACAACGAGCAATTGCCCCTGACGCCAAAATGGTGCTTATTGCTGGCAACCACGATAATCGGTTGGGTTTGGCAATCGCCAAGAACGCTATGGCGGCATTGAGGCTTCGTCGGGCTGAAGCGCCTAAAGAGTGGGCTGTTTTGTCCATTCCGTTCCTCCTGCGCCTTGAGGAGTTAGACGTTGAGTATGTGGGCGGTTACCCTGCAGGTCGCTACAAAATCGCTGAGGCTTGCCCACAGGCTGGTTTGACGCCCTTGTACGCCATCCACGGTGAGAAGTTAGATATGCAGAAACTGGCTAAGTCGGAGCGTCAGTCGTTTGTTCAGGGTCACATTCACCGACAAGCGTTGCATCACGAAACCTACGAAATCAACGGTCAATCCGAGACGGTTCTTGCCGTGTCGCCGGGGTGCCTTTGCCGAGTGGACGGCGCTGTGCCTTCAACCAAGAATGGCATTGACGAATTCGGACGTCACTTGACCCGTTTTGAGAACTGGCAACAAGGGATGATGATTGTCACCATTGACAAGACGTCTGGTCGGTGGGACACCGAACTCATCCGCATTCACAATGGCGAGGCAACGTGGAGAGGTAAATCTTTCAGGTCAACAAGACTTGACTGACGCTTGACCCTGCTTTAGTGTTCCTCGGAATGAGCGACATTCATCCCTGCCCATCCTGCCTTGACACAGGCGAGCGACTGCTACCAATCCGAGACGTCTATGGCGACCCGACGGTTGATTCTTTCCCTTGCCCTGTTTGCCGAGTCTGGATGCAAGGGTTCCCCGGTGAAACGGTTGTGTTTGAGGATGCAACCCACGTCGTGATTGAGCCGTCTGAACCCGGCGAGTTGGCTGTCTACAGAGGCTTTCCAGTTTTCTAGACACAGCCATATGGTTCAATAACCAAACCCGAAACAAGGAGCAACATGAGCACCACAACCGTCCCACCCGAACTTCCACACGAACTGGACGCCATCGTTGATGACGAACAAAAGCGTGAGCACTTCCGAATTGAAGATGATGCAACAGCAACATGGGCAATGCGCAAACTTGCCACAATACGCTCAAAACAAAAGGAAAACGGCGACATCGCACAAACCGAATGTGAACGCATCCTTGAGTGGGCTGAGTCAGTTAACAAGCCACTAGACACCAACGCATCGTTCTTTGAGAACCTGCTAATGGACTATGGGCGACGCCAGCGCGTTGAAGCAGACCGTAAAACCATCTCGTTACCCCACGGCAAAATTGCCACTCGCGCAGGAACCGACAAATGGCACGTCACAGCAGAACTTCTGCTTCCGTGGTTGCGCGAGAACTTCCCAGAACTCATCAAAGTCAAAGAGGAACCTTCTCTTTCTGCTTTGAAGGAGGCGTTCGCCGAACGCATCAACGAAGGACGAATTGTCACCGAAGAGGGCGAAGTCCTCCCCGGCGTCACCGTTGAAAACATAAACATGACAGTTTCCGTCACCCCGACACTTTAAGGAGAAAACAAAAATGAGCAATCACTTATTCCAACCAGCAACAAAGCAACAGGCGCGAGCGCGTGTGGCTTTCTCAGGAGCCTCGGGGTCTGGTAAGACCTTCTGGGCGTTGACTTGGGCGACAGCCCTTGCCGAAGGTCAACCAATCGCAGTCATTGACACGGAGCGAGGTTCGGCAAGCCTCTACGCAGACCAGTTCAAATTTGATGTTCTGGAAATGCGCCCTCCCTACCATCCAGACCGTTTGGTTGAAGCACTCAACTCAGCAACCAACGCTGGCTACAAAGTCATCGTGGTTGACTCCCTCACCCACTTTTGGAGTGGTCAGGGTGGCACGCTTGAGATTGTTGACCAAGCGTCAGCAAGGTTCAAAGGCAACAGCCACGCGGCATGGCAAGTTGGCACGCCAATTCAGCAACGAATGGTTGACGCCCTGCTTGGCTTTGACGGTCACCTGATGGCTACGATGCGCGCCAAAACCGAATGGGTCATGGAACCAGACGAACGGGGCAAAGTAACGCCTCGCAAGATTGGCTTGGCTCCACAGCAACGGTCAGACATTGAGTTTGAGTTCACGATGATGCTTGAAATTGAAGCCAACACTCACCGCGCCCATGTCGCCAAGAGTCGCTTTGCTTCCTTTGCAGACAAAGTGTTCACTCCCAACGACACGCTTTCTAGCGCAGAGACTTTCCTTGAATGGCTCAAGAGTGGCAAAGCAATGGTGACTCGCAACGTGGGCGACACCGTGAAGCAACGCATCGCCAACCTTGATGGTTTCCAGCGCGAGTTCCTTAAGGGAGCATGGAAGGAAGCAGGGCTTCCAAAGGTTGAACTGCTGACCGAGGACTCACTTGAAACGGTCAACTCGTTGATTGTTGAAGCCACATCACGCGCTGAAGCATTGGTTGACGAACTGGAACCTGAAGAGGCGTTCTAATCCGCTACGCCAAGCCACTGGTGTTCGTCCCTGAGCACCCGTGGCTGGCTGTAGCGCGAGGAATGAGCATCCTCGGATGGCTCAAACCCGACTGAGCGCATCTCAAATAATCTATCAGACATTTTCTTTGCGCAACAAACCCACAAACGCGTGGTAACTTTCGCACCCTAAACAGGGAGGCATATGAGCACAGCCTTGCTCCTCAATGAACGATTTGTGGCGGTGTTCCCATCACTAGTTCGCGCTCTTGGAGCACTCGCCGACGCGGCGGTACTTCAGGAGATTCATTATCAACTTCAGATTGGTGGCAAAGAAAGCGACGGTCATCGTTGGGTTCCAGCAACTGCTCGTGACTTGTCTGATGCCATCGGGCTTTCGCCTGATGCTGTCACACGAACAACGAAGCGTCTGCGTGACCGTGGCATTCTTGTCACCTCTAACCCAGAGGGTTATGAACGGCGAACTTGGTGGAGAGTGGATTACGACGCCTTGAACCATTTAGCGGAAACGCAAAATGCATCTCGCGAAATCGCAAAATCCAAACCTGCAAAATCGCCAAATCCATCTTGCGAAATCGCAAGTTCTACTACTACTAAAGAACTTAAAGAAGTGAAAGAAGTTATTACACCACCAAGTGGTGGTGACGTTGTGAAAGCGTTTGTGGATGCCTTCGTGAGCCTCTACAACGAAACACCTGATAAGCAACTCATCGGGCGCATTGGTCGGGACGCCAAACGGATGCTGTCGGAGGGAAAGGAACTCGCCATTTTGGTTGCCAGCGCCGAAGCGTGCGCTCAAAGCGGACACGGAAACTTGCCAGCGTCCTACACGCAGACAATCACGGCAGGGAAACGAAACGCCCCACGAGGTTTTGCTGGCATCAAAGAGTTCTTGGAGGATTTGAATGACGCCAGTTGAAGTTTCCGAAGTGCTCGCTTACGCATCAGCGGCGCACCCATACATCTCCCTAAGCAAGGAGACGGTTTCGGTGTACGCCGACTTGCTCGCTGACCTTGACTACGAAGCCACCAAACGCGCTGTAAGGCGCCTGTCAGCGTCAAACGACAGATTCCCTAGCCCTGCCATCATTCGCAAAGAAGTCGCTCGCCTAGCAGGGGTTTTGCCACCAGACGCTTCGGATGCGCTGACTGAGGTTTTGGTACAGATGGAACGACACTCAAGGCAACTCGGGATTGAACCGTGGAGTCATCCGATTGTGGAAGAGGTGGTTCGTTCTTTGGGCGGTTTGTACCGTTTCAGAATGTCCGAACAACCTGACACTTTGAGGGCGCACTTTTTGCGCGTCTACGACAAAGCAACTGAAAAGCACGAACGCGCCACCGTTCTTTCACGGGGCGCCCAAGAGATAGGTTTATCAAATGAAACGAAGCGCGCCATTACGGAGAACGCCACTCAAACGAAGCACAACTCCTCTCAAGCGCACGCCCTTGAAGCAGAAACCATCTAGGTCGGCTTCAAGCGATGTTAAGAAACAAATCAACCAGCGCACAAACGGACGGTGCGAAGCGCGCCTTGACTGTTGCACCTACGAAGCAAATCATCTCCACCATCGCCTTCGGCGGTCACAAGGTGGGAAAGAAACTCCTGAGAACCTTCTTGCAGTCTGCTGGACTTGCCACGAAGACATCCATCGCAACCCTAAACGGTCATTTGAATTAGGTCACCTCTTACACCAACCCGATAAAGGAATAGAAAATGAATAACCCAATCACCGACAAACTTTGTGCCGAAATTCAAAAAGCGCAAATGTCCATAACAGGTGGAAACGCCGACGTGCAAGACCTCTGGATTTTGCTGGACAAGGTAGAACACCACCTTCGTGAGAACGATGCCGTACATGGTCAAGTCATCAGACTGTTCTCCAAAATTGGCTTAGGCAAAGTACGCATCGGCAATGCGGTGATTCCTCCAGCGTTGACCTCAAACGGCATTAGTTTCATAGAGTATTCTTCCCTTGATGACTGACCACGACGAAATGAGACGCGCAGTAGCGCACGCCTCGCATGGTAACTGCACGTGTGGGCTTCAGAACAGGCTGGACAAGTTTCGGTGGGGAATGAACATTGAGGACTGGACACAAATCATGAGAGACCTGTTCTCAAGGATTGACCAGTTGGAGTCCGCGCTGGACGAAGTCGGCAATGCCCTTGTCAGCATCGTTGGCGACAACAGTAACGATTGGGACTTAAAGCACCGTGTTGAGGGGACAGACGTCTTGCTAGACCTTGCCTGCGAAACCTACGAGAATGTTAGAAAAGTTGAATGAGCCACAGGAATGGTCAATACGCATACCGATGCGCCCCTTCACCATCAACGCCGAACGCAGGATGCACCACATGGAAAGAGCGCGTCATGTTCGTGAGTGGCGGACGTTGTCTGCGACACTGGCGAAACGGAAACGGATACCGGCGCTAACAGCCGTCCACGTCCACTCGCATCCCCACTTGAAAGGGCGACTGCAGGACGCCGATGCGTGCCATCCAGCAGTCAAAGCAATCATTGACGGGTTGGTAGACGCTGGCGTAATCCCCGACGACGACCCTCGGTATGTGAAGGCTGTGACGTATCACGCGCCAATCAGAGCAACTGCCGACTTTCTTGTGGTGACCCTTGTAGTCCTTGAATGACCTACTAAACCACGGTACTGTCTCCCCAACCTTTACAGAGGAGAACCCAATGGAGCAACCTGACCTTTTCAGTTACAACAACGAGGACGACGACTACCACCGTCGCCTACCGGCGCCAAGCGTGGAGGACTCGCCAACATCAGCAGGGCGCGCCAAACGCGAAGATGACTCAGGCAAGACCTCAAAGCGTCAGAAAGAGATACTTGACCTGCTCACAGAGTTCGGAACAACTGGTGGAACATGGAAAGAGGTCGGTGACCGACTCGGTTTGCACCACGGACAATCATCAGGCGCTCTTTCCACGCTTCACGACGCTGGCTTAGTCTTTGCCTTAAAGACACCGCGCGACAACTGTCAGCCCTACGTCCACGCGAAGTTCCGAGCGAACTTCCTTGACGCCTCAAGGAACGACAAACCTGCAACAACTAAGTCAGGACGCAAGCGCGCCTCCCTCAATCGCCTCCACGAAACAGTCTCCATCTGGTTGGCGCACCCAACCGAAGCAAACCTTGAAGCGATGCGCGAAGCAAATAAAGACGTTGACGAGTAGACGAGGGTATAGCAAGCACGCTATAGTCGGTTGCATGAATAGCCCGTCACCCACTTACGACCCTTCCTCCGACCTTGACACTGCAAAGTCACTCACCGAAATGATGCGCGAGCACCAACAGGCAGTCGCCTCCATTGGAGTTCAGCGCCGTGGCATCATTCGCCGACTTCGGCTTCATTTGGTTCCCTACAAGCAGATTGCTGAGGCGTGCTCCGTCACCGACCAAGCGCTCTTTGCTGACCTACGGAAGCATCCAGAGCAGTGAGAGCACCAATCGTTCTTTGTGGCAACAGCATGGAACTGTTGCGAGAAATGCCAGATGCCAGCGTTGACAGCATTGTGACTGACCCTCCGTACGAACTTGGGTTTATGGGTAAAAAGTGGGACTCATCAGGGATTGCGTACAGCGTGCAACTGTGGTCTGAATGTTTGCGCGTGTTAAAGCATGGTGGGCATCTGCTCGCGTTTAGTCACGCACGCACTTACCACAGAATGGTGGTGGCGATTGAGGATGCAGGTTTTGACATTCGCGACCAAATTATGTGGGTGTACAGTTCTGGGTTTCCAAAGTCGTTGAATATCAGTAAAGCGATGACCAAACAAACTGGTGAGTCCGTTGACAAGGCACAGCAGTGGGATGGTTGGGGTACAGCGTTGAAACCAGCGCACGAACCAATCGTGATGGCTAGGAAACCGATTGAGGGAACAGTGGCAAACAACGTGTCAAAACACGGTGTCGGTGGCATCAACATTGACGGAACCAGAGTCGCATACCCTGAAGGCGAAGTTGACTTCAATAAGGTACAGCGTCAGCAAGCGGACGGTTCAGGAAACATCATTAACAACGCCTTCGGTGCATCGGCTTTGGTTGGCACAGAGATAAAGACCTACAAAGAGAATGGTCGTTTCCCTGCAAACTTTATCCACGACGGCTCGGACGAAGTGCTCGCACTATTCCCCGACGTTAAATCTGGTTCAGGAAACAAAAACACAGGAAACCGCGCAGGCTTATTCGGAAATCTTGGTGCTGGAAATGGCAACGGTATTGGTGGCGATTCTGGTTCTGCCTCACGGTTCTTCTACTGTGCTAAAGCCAACAGGACTGAACGAAGCGCAGGTTTGGAAAATCAAAACCTTCACCCAACAGTGAAGCCCGTTGCCCTGATGCGTTACCTAGTGCGTTTGGTGACACCTCCAAACGGAACCGTGTTAGACCCATTTGCAGGTTCAGGCACAACGCTGGTGGCGACAATCCTTGAAGGGTTGAGTCCGATTGGGATGGAAATGACAGCCGAGTATCTCCCGATTATTAACGGCAGGGTCGCGTGGGCTTTGGCTCAACACCCAGAAAAGAAAGAGGCATCTGATGGATGAGTTCACCGACTCCTCGGAGTTCTACGGCGCTGTAACGGCGTACGTTTGGAGCATCTCGGGGAAATGGCTGGTTGTAGCCTCAACTCGGGCAGATGCCCACAGGATTGCCCACAGCCGTGGCTGGTTCCTTGCAGGGCAGTCCCTTTCCACCCTTGACAGCCCCGTAATCCGTCGGGCAACCCAACATGAGGTGGATACTTTGGGGATTATCCCCGAATTGCCCTAATTCGGCTAATTCTGCCGAATAGCCCCTATTGGCTTGACTGGGGTTGAGTTTCTCGGCAAAATGGGGACATGAGCAATTCCACCGTCACCCAATTAACCACGGCTCCAGTCACTAGAGCCT